ACTATATAATCCACTGCGAGTTTGTCCATTTTGGTTTCTTTTTTTGACATCTGAATCGTAATATAACTTTTTAAAATTATTACCTCCTTTATCTAAAGCATTTGATGTTGAACCCATCATACACTTACCGATAATCCTACTACCTAGTCTTAAACACGTTTTTGTAACTCGCCAGTTATTTAATATGTTATCAGGCTTTTCCCATTTACCACTTTCATCATGAACTAATAATGCAAGCTTTTCACCGTCATATGAGTTGTCACCTGTATTTTTCCAGTCTATAGTTGTATCAAGACCTTCGAGTATTTCTTGTTCTTTGTTTTGTATAGATTTCCTGGTGAGTTTCGACGCAGGTACTCTATATGCCAATTCAGATTTCGGTCTATCCATACCGTCTTGTATCGGCTTAAAAAAGAATGGATAGTTAACCGATATGGGTACGACCTTATCTGTGAACATCTTTTTAGCATCAGAACCTGACTTTGATAAAATACCGAATCTTGAGTCTGATGTAATTGTAGCGAGGTTAACGGTCTCTGCAGAAGACATGAACGAAAACCCTGAACGCCTGTTCTTAAGGTAGCACATGCCGTAACATCTAACATCTGCTTTGCAGGCTTCCCAAAATATAAAGAATAATCTATTTGCTTCCCTAAAGTCTGGTCGCCCAACATCAATCTTGGTCCACTGCAAGTACATATAATGCGTGCCAGTAATATAAGTAGACTTGCCTTTATTAGTAAACCAAAAGCCTTTTTCGCGCCTTTCAAATTCTTCATTTATATAATCTTCCCATTTGTCTTTAAAATCGTCCGGGTAGTTTCTCCAATCAAATATGCTTGCTATTTGTTTTAACTCCTTAGGATATTCAAACGGTACCCACCTGTCGTGTTTGCTATACACGTTCGCTTCTTTTGGTAAAGCGATCTTTAGGTTTTGTATTTCATATATTTCTCCTATTTGTCCCGTCTTACTTATAACAACAATATCATATTCTTTGTTATAACCGTACTCCCAAGCTTTCTTTTTATTAAGCCTGTGAATATCTGTAAGCCTTATAGGTTCAACTACTTTATATAATTTTTGTTGATATGCCATTACTTAGATCTTCTTTCTGCAAAACCTTTAAATGATTTTTTTTCTTCTTCTTTCTTTGGCTTATCACTTAGCATATTTTCTTCTTCTGTTATTCTATTTAATATTTCAAAAGCATCGAATATTGCTAATTTTTTTGTAGCTGCAGCATTTTTTAATCTGTCTGCACTAACATCATCTTCTGTGTTAGTTATAATTTTTTCTTCAGCTACTTTTATAAGTTCTTCAACTGCTTTGTAGCCAGCTATTATTATACTCTTCTTCTTCTCCTTGATATTCATATTTAATACAAATTGATTCGGTTGGCACCCTGTATAATCTTTCGTCGTCTATGATAAATTCATATTCGCTATTAGGAGTAAATCCTACAAGGTCATTTTTCTTTATACCGTTATTTAATAATTTCTTATCTAAATATTTTATAACACCTAAAAGTTCGTGTTCTTTATTAGTTGAAAAATTATCTTTATTTACTATAGGCTTTACAAAACAAAAACCTTCTAACGGTTGCCATTGGTCTTTTCTTTTGTACATAAAGATTTGATCTGTGTATACAAAAAACTGATCTTCTTTAAAAAACGATTTACTGTTTTGTTCATTGCCTCTAATGTCGTAGAATCTCCTATAAACATTATGATGTACTATTACTTCGTCTCCTTTTTTTATACCGGTCTTTTCATTAATTGGTGTTTCAAGTACAATACCTATACGACTTACAAACTCGTGGTTTTGCATATCAGTATTTAATATTAAATCTATATCATCTACTTTTTTGGTATTGTCGCTTCTTTGGTATTTTGGTTTAATTATAAAGCTGTATAAACTTCGCATTAATATTCTAAATTAAATTCTACACTGATAGCCATGTTCTTATTGAAATCTTTCCAAGGTATAACATCTTTACCTTTTCTTATATATATACGGTACTTTTCATCTTCCTCTACAATATCACAAATTGTATGTCCACCATATACTTCCTGACCTACAGCATAGTGCATTGCAGCATCTTTATAATCTCTGCCAATGCTTATTTTCCTAATTAAATTCATATTTATTTATTTTGTCGTACTGCACTACCAAAAAAATAACCGAATATAGAAAGTACAATACCCTCACATATACCAATAAGGTGAATCCATATTTCTTTATTATTTTCTGGTATTTCTAAAAATACAATAGCATAGATAATAAAACAAAAAGCGCCTAAACCAGTGAGACCAGTAAGGTTAAACATTAAATCAAACTTTTTAGTTTTAGCAATCTCTACTTCTCTCTTCCTTGCAGAATCTCTATCCGCAACTTCAAGATTGTAAAGCTCTACTAATTCTTCATGCATTTGTATTTTAGCCTCAGGTGGTATACTAGGATCATCATCAATTAAGTTTTTGACCATACCAAGTACACCTTTATCTGGTAATAACTTAGCTGCAAAATCTGGAACTTTATTTAATATAAAAGCCCCAACTTTTGTTTCATTAAATTTTTTCTTTGGCATTAGCTTTTGTTATTAGCAATTCCATTTTCTTCTTGCTGCTTTACCTCTTTCTGAAGTCCAGCTTTTAGAACGTGCACAGAATGATTTTCTCCTCTTCCATGCTTTGCTACCTTTTTTAAGTTTAGATGGTGGTGTAGTTACAGCAGTTTTCAATTTACTTCCTGGATTGTCTTTTCTGTATTTAGCAACCCCTTTCTTGGTCATACCACCTCCTGCTTTAGAACCGGTACCTCCACCTTTTTTAACTTTAGCATAATAGCCTAATGATTTTTTTCTTGATGGTGCGTTTTTACTTGCCATGATTACTTACATTTACAGTTTAATTTACCACACTTTTTGCACTTCTTTTTTGAAGTCGTTTTTTTCTTTTTACCGTAGGGCATTTTTAATAGTTTTTTTGTTAATAATTCTCTTGCTATTACGTTGCTTTATTTTAACGTGATCGGTCGTGTATTTTTTTTTAATAACGATTTCAATATCGTCATTAGCATAAACTTTCTGGATCACATTAATAACTGGGTTATCAATGTTAGACTCAATCCACTGAGTCCTAGCTGTTATATCTTCGGAATACACGACTTTTCCTGAAGAACAACTAGCCAAAAAGAAAGCTGAAATAATAAATAGTTTTCTCATCTTTCTTTGTCTTTTATCATATCGTCCACTGCTTTGTTAAAAACCTTGTCCGTATACGATTTGTTTTTATAATAAACACTCTTTTCGGTTACTGGTATATTTTCATCACCAAGCAACACCCTGTAAACTCTTGAAGTCATTTGTTTTGTTTTAAAAGAAACTTTAAACAAACTGTACTTCATCGTAGTCATATTTCTTTTACGCCATATATCTATCCATCCTTCTCGCCGTAATCTTTCCCAACGATCTTTATCCCATGAATAAGCATATACCGCGTCTTTAAAATCTTTGATACTGAATATATTTACAGATTCTAAATATATCAGCAGTTCTAAATCAGCTTCTTTAATACCGTATGTTTTACATGCCCATTTTCTTACAAGCCTGTAGTATTTAAAAAGCTGCATATCTTTAAGATCTGTAGCCGATAGTTTCATTCTACAACTACTATATCTCCAAGCCTAATAACCTTATATCTTTTACCGTCGTGCACAATATCATGTCCTGCATGTCTGTCATAAAAAATAGTATCATTAGGTTTTACACCTTGTGTTTCATTACCCACACTTATAACATTAGCTTTAATATATCTAACGTCTTCGTTGAGCTTATCTGTAAGAATTAATCCACCAACCTTTTTAGGTTCTTCTTTGATAGGCTCAATTATTATAAAATTATTTATTGCCCTCATTAATTCTTATATTAGATATTACACAATTTGCACTAATTATAGTAGTAACAACACTAACGGCATTCTTTAAAGCAGTCTTGGTTACAAGTACAGGATCAATGATACCTGCTTTTACCATATTAACTTCTTTATTTGCCACAACATCAAAACCTCTACCTTTTATTTTAGGATATTCAGGTTCTTCTATTCCTGCGTTTAATAGTATTGTATTGTATGGAGCTAAACATGCTTTTAATAATGCCATTTCACCTAAACTTTTAGGCACAATATTTTTAGCCGCATTAAGTAATGCTACACCACCACCAGGTACAATACCTTCTTTATAAGCAGCTTTAGTAGCATAGATAGCATCTTCAACTCTATCTTTTTTTTCTTTCAATTCAACTTTGCTTTGTGCACCTACTTCTACAATTGCTACAGACCCGGAAAGCATTGAAAGCCTTTGTTCTATTTTTTTCTTTAAATAAGGATTTTTTTCTTCAGCTAATTTACTTTCAGCAAGCTCTATCCTTTCTTTTGCTTGTTCTGGTACTTCATCTATTGTAATAACCGTATTGTCATTATCTGTTACAGCTTTATTACATTCACCAAGAACAGCAGGTTGTATTAAATCTAAATCATCACCTAATTCTTCATCTACAACATAAGCACCGGTAAGTGCAGCAAGATCATCTATAGTGTCTCTTTTTGTAGGACCAAAACCTGGTAGATCAACAATGTTTACTTTTATATTTCCTTTTACTTTATTCATAAGTAATGCAGAAAAGGGTTGTTGATCAAGAGATGCCACTATAAGCAACGATCTTTTTTCTTTTATAATATGTTCTAAGACACTTTGTATTTTTCTTATATTAGGTATTTCAGAAGCTACTATAAGTACATAAGGGTTGTCAAGCTCAGCTTTTGTTTTATCATCATTTGTTGCAAGGTGGGATGATTTTAAACCTGAATCAAACTGAACACCATCAACTATTTTTAATTTAGTTTCGTGGTCATCAGATTCTTCCATCAGTACAATACCATTTTTACCTACAACTTGATATGCGTCACCAATTATTTTACCTAATGCTTTATCATTATTTGTGGATATCGTAGCAATATTTTGTAACATATCATCTTTAACATCCATTTTAATTTTATCTAAATAAGCCAATATGTTGTCCCTGGCGATCTCTATACCGTTTTTTAGCACTCTAACTTTAGAAGGTTCTAAAACGTCCATAGAAGCCTTTAAAAGCGCGTTAGAAAGCACTGTAGCGGTTGTTGTGCCATCACCAGCTTCTTTAACTGTATTTTTTGCGGCTTCTTTAATAAGTGTAGCTCCAATGTTTTCCACAGGATCCATCAATACCACGGATTCTGCCACGGTAACACCATCTTTTGTAATTATAGGCTTACCTAAAGCATCTTCGTATATTACGCAATTTCCAGATGCACCAAGTGTAGAGCTGACTGCTTTAGCCAGCTTTTCTACACCTGCAACTATTTTATCCGTTGCATCTTTTTCAAAATGCAAGTCTTTTACTATCTCACTTGGGTTATTGTATTCCATTTAATTTAATTTATTGTAAGTGGTTATTCAAAGGTTTTTACGACTACCGGTCCTTTTAAGAAATCAAGTCGTTTTTGATAATGCGAAATAGAAGCGTCTATTGCTCTTTCGCATGATTCAATGGATTCTCGCCTTGTGCTATCAACCCATTTGTTATCCCATTGGTATTCGGTTTGAAAATATCCGTTGGGTAGTTCAACAATCCTCCAGTTCTTTTTCTGCACAATGTGCTCCCAAAGCTTCCTGGTCTCTTCAGGTACACGATCATCACCTTGTGACATCGTGAAGGTTTTATAAAAATAGGTCATTTGGTTAAAATGATTTATTCTGGTTTTGAAAAGGTGCCGTCGTCAATATTAATTGATACATCACCGTATTCTTCTTGTAACTCTTTTTGGTAATCTTGGAGTTTAGTTTTAGCTGCTACTGCGTTATGTAACAGCTCGTGTTTTTTAGATTCGAGCAATCCTATTTCAGCATGTATTCTTGTTAATACTTCTAATTTAGATTTTAAAATTCTAAGTTGCTCATCTGTTAATTGTCCTTCCATAATTTAATTTTACTTGATTTTGATATATATTTTGTCCAATTGTATTTAACCTTATAGTCGAGCTTAAACTCGTTTCTATAAGCTTCTTGTTCAAAGCAAATATAATAATATGCTTTTTTACCATACATAAATAAGCATCTTACCCAAAAAATAAAATATAATAAGTAAAAAGGTATTACTAATAAATTTATAGCTTGTTTAAGATGTATTTTTTCATGGCGTATAGTTCTATCTGGTGCATCCTTTTTTACAAAACAAAAAGGAAACAGCATAATACCACTAATACCAAATAGTCTTACTAA